AACCTGCAGGATATCTTTGTATTGGCTAAATCCCTAAACTACACCATAGAGGACGAAACCAAAACTTTACCCGAAATTTTATAGTTTAAATTTCAACAGATATTCTTTGGTTTCAGCGGAAATTCTTCTGCTTTCTCTTGCTTTTTGAATGGTTTTGTTCTGCACAAAAGACGGCAAGATCTTGGCTTCTATCAGTGGCATAGCCGCTTCATACTGCTTCGCAAGAGCCGTTGCGAAATACCAAGCGAGCATCATATTCACATAGTATTCCTCGGATTTCACCTCGGAAACCAGCTGGAGCATCTCTTTTTGGAAATGCTCATCTAGATAATTGGAAAGCAGCAGTCCGACAGCATATCTTATCGTGTAGGTTTTGTCGCTTTTTATCCATTTTTGGATGTATTCATAGACTTCCTTGGGATATTTTTGGAAGATTTTGGGAGAAAACACATCACAAACTGCCCAATTATCCACGAATGGAAGAAAAGCCTCTGTATGCTCCACAGCGCTTTGGAAATCTTTTATCTGCTCAATAAGAAAGCCATGCAGAAGATTTTCTTCATAATAATGGTGCGGCAGGGCGCTGAAAAACTCCTCCACCGCAGACTTATTTTTATAAAATTCTTTAGCAAATTTCCGCAAAATAGGAACACGAATGCCGATGATTTTTTCTTTGTCTATATTGGGAATGAGTTTCGCAGTGAAATCTCTGTATTCCTTGTCCTGTAAGGTGAAAAGCTCTTTTATTAAAGGATTCTCAATAATCACTTGATAATTTTTCTATATTTAATTAATTATTCTCTTCTAATATCTCTAACGCAGCATTATTGTTTTTAGCATAACTCAGCCTTACATTACCGAGGTGGTCGGTATAGTTATAGACATATCTTTGTTTTACAAAATCATAATAGCCTTCTGCTGGTTACTTTTTATGATATTTACCATCATATTTGATGAAAATTATTAAATTGTCATATTGATTTCTCATGATAATTGTATCTTCGACATAATAAATAACTTTTTGTGTCCATCTTTCATATTTTCCTCCTAATATAGGGGGTAAAACAAAATGTCTAAAAAGAATAGTAAATAAAAAAGCCCGAAAAAGCCTATAAACAAAGGGAAAAGCCCGAAAAAAGCCCGAAAAACGAGGAAAAACAAAATGTCTAAAAACTTCCATTTACTACCATTTTACTTCTATTAAAAATAAAGATAATTACATATTAAATAGCCCTAACTACCATTAGGGTTATTATTATACCCTAAAAACACCCCACAGCCCTAAAAATAGGGCGTTTTTTGTTTATAGAACTGAGCGTGGAGCAAGTGTCTTATGAGGGTAGTAACTCCCCCCTATTACCACCCGCATACCACTACCCAAAAATGATAAAAAAGTATGTTTTTTTAATATAGGGTGTAGTGTAGGGTGTAATATAGGGTGTAGTTTTTTAATAAAAAAAGTATTAAAATCTTACCCCCTATTATACCAAAATAATAATTAAACGACCATTAAACAAAAGAATATATACCCCTATTTACCTCTGTAAATATCCTTTATTTTAATTAAGTGTCTAATAATGAGTTATTTATATAATTTTAACCAGTGGTTTTACCAAGAAAACACAAAGAATAGGACATTTTGTTCTATTCCAGCCTAATTACACCGACTACAATAGCCAAACCTTCTATTTCCTCCTCTGGAACATTGAAAGGGTCATAGCTTTCATTATCGGAGACCATTAAAAGACTGTTAGGGGCATCACTTGGTTTTATTCTTTTAATAATAATCCCTTGTTCTCTTGTGGCTATGACATGGGTTTTATTCCATTGTATAAAGTTTCTCTCTTTTATGATACGACAGGCCACCACATCCCCACTATTATATTTGGGATACATGGAGGAACCCTCTACCTCTATCATGAAATCTACTTGCTTATGCTTAAATTTTGGAATCACATAGTAATCTTTAACATCTCTCTCTTCAAAAGAAAACACATTATTACCATATCCTCCTATAGCAGTAGCATTTACGAGAGGAATACCCTTTACCGATTCCTCTTTGCTGGTTTCAGTATTAGTATTCTCAGTCTTTAACATTTCACCTTTACCGGAGAATAACCATTCTAAATTTAAATCTGGATATTTAGATAAAATTTTATCTATTTTATCAGACCCAAGTGCTGATTTTTTTTGAACTCCTTTAAAGTTAGCATAAGACATTCCTAAATCCTCAAAAAAAGTTTCTTTTTTTTCTCCCTGATTTTCAATAAAATACAATACTCTCTCCTTGATGTTAGTCATTTTTTTATCTTTTTACTTGTTTTGGATAAAATTTTATCTATATCTTTGTGCCAACAAAAGGAACAATAAAGACAATGAACAAAAGTAAGCAAAAAAGAGAAAAATACCACCCATTAGCAGTAAATAAAATTGCAGAGATGTATGGGTTCTCTGCCAGATATGTTCGACAGATCCTAAAAGGCGACCGAAAGGGGCTGATGGCAGACAATGTACTAAGAGACTACAAGGAGCTATGCAAGAAAATAGACCAAGCTACAGAACAAGCAGTGGAAAACATTATAAACCAATAGATATGAAACGAATATTAAAAAAACTTCTCGCACCTGTGATACGAGAAGTAGCGGATGAGAGACTTAAAGAGCTTTGTTATTCTCCTTCTCTTTCTCCTCAAGAAGTAAAGAAAGTCGTTGAAAATGCTTTTGAAACTCTTCTCTTAAAGCATCAGAAGTAAATTCGTTAGAGTTTTCTTGCAATTTTTTCAGAGCATCAATATAGGTTTCAAGATAATTACCTTTTTTCAAAATAAGGCTTTCAAGAATATTAACACGAGCTTCAAGATAAATTAATTTTTCGTCCATACGATTTGATTTTTAGTTAGCAACTACAAAGGTATGGATTTCCTCCCGAAAAGCATACACTCTGAGGCAGGTACAGAGCGGGAACAAAATATAAAACAATAATTATGAAAAATATCATTTGGGCAAAAAGGATAAAGGAATACAACGGGATATACATTTTTTACTGCATCCATTTTATCATTCTCAGCAGGTGGCACTATCACTGGCACTACCGCACTGACTACAACCCTAGATATTTTCAAGAAGATTAAAACAACTTTAAATATTATTTAAAATGAAATTAGAAATTGAAAGCCAATTATTAGAAAACGGCGCACCCAGATTGGTTGATATAGAGATAGAAAATCTAGACCTCTCTAATGATAAAGAAGTAGAAAGGGCAATAAACAACATTAAATCTATGGCTTTATGCTTAAAGACTGTATCTGCAGCAAAAACAGATGAGAATAGCCAATCTGAGTCCTTTTCTTATAGAAAGGGAATAGCAGAACAAGTAAAGGAATTTTTCAACAATATGAATAAGAAACACTTTCCAGCAGAAAATAAATCTACAGAATGTAATAAATATTCATTTGATATAAAGTTAGCAAAGCCCAGAATCTACAGCTCCAATTCTTTGGAGGAATTAGAGAAAAACATCCTAAAAAACAGCAACTCAGAGAGTATTGTTGTCTATGCAGCGGTTGTGATAGATTGTAAGATTACTTAAATGCGTTTTTCAACATTTTCTCAATAGCTTTTTGGGTTTCTTCTTCTACAGCAGATTTAGCTTCATTTATCAAAGATGTTCTAAATTTTTCACAACAGGCAGTAATAGTAAAACCATCACTTGTTATAGTGAATTTAGGTCTTTCTCTATGTTCTGGACAAGAATACCTTTCAATACGAGATTTAATGTTGGAATAATTGATACTACTCATAACTATATTTTTTCGACAACACAAATATAGTGATTTATCCCGAAGGGCATACACTGGGGTTCGAGTCCCCAGCGGGAACAAAGAGAGCGGAAAGCTCATAAGAAAATAAAATGAACGAAATAACTCCATACGAATACTATAACGACAAGTTGGGCGTCAAGATTAAATTCTTGATTTCCGACAAAAATAAGCATGAGCAAAGTCTCTGTCTTATTAGTTATAGGTCATTAAAATGGAGAATGGATTCTCCTAATAGTTCAGAAAACCAATTAAGAGCTGGTTCTTGGTCTTATGATGCCTTGATAGAATACAGAAGTCTATCACAGGAGTGGCAGGATATGCTGGCACTAAAGTTTGACAATCCACCTAAAAAAGTAAAAGAAAGTTTTTTTGCAAAACATTATTTCACAGATGGAGAGGCTTTTAAATTCTACACTTCCCAGCGATATGGGGAACGAAACGAAAAAAAGCTTACAACAGAGCAGGTGGAACTATACACTCACAATGCGAGTGTGCTAAATGCCTGTATTTCGGTAAAAAGCGATAGAAAAGGAATGAAAAAGGCATTAAACTCTAAAACTATGGATATTTGGCAGAGTTTGAGCAATGATGTCAATGCTTTTACACAAGTAGCCCATAATCTGCCGACACACAAAGATAGTCTGCGCCGTAAGGTGCTGCAATACCAAAAAGAGGGCTATGCATGTCTCATTCCTGGAACGCTACAGAATGCAAACGCAAGAAAAGTAGTCACAGATGAACAGACCGCTCTAATAGATGAGCTTTTAGCTAAACATAACAACTTTGATAACGAGATAATCGCAACGATGTATAATGCAGTAGCCGAGCGTATGAGCTGGAAAGCAATAACAGCAGGAACAGTAGCAAACAGAAGAAAAGAAAGAGAGCTTGTCATCTTTGCGGGGCGTAATGGGGTAACAGATTTAAGAAATAAAATCCTAATGCAGAACAAACGCCGCCGCCCTTCTGCTCCGCTATTATTCTGGACATTGGACGGCTGGGATGTAGAGCTTCTTTATCAAAGAACAGATAAAAACAGCAAAGGGCATAATGTAACCACATATACTAACAGGGTAAATGCAGTGATAGTATTAGACCCGTTTAATTATTACCCCGTGGGCTATGCTATAGGCACCCACGAAACACCCGAACTGATACAAGAGGCCACCTTGAATGCTTTTCAGCATATAAAGGAACTTTTTGGAGAGTATTACAGACCTTACCAGCTCCAGTCAGACCGATACGGAGGTAAGGAATTAAAGGCAAATTATATAGGAATATGTACGCACTATACCCCTGCAAAAGTGAAAAATGCAAAGGCTAAACCAATAGAGCCGTGGTTTAAAAGGTTCAATGAAAAACATTGTAAACTAGCTCCTAATTGGTCGGGATATGGTGTAACAACAGGAAGTAAAAACCAGCCAAATACAGAGTTTTTGGATAAAATACGCCACACTTTCCCAGATTATAAAGGGGTATGCAGACAGATAGAAGCGATGATAAACGCTGAGAGGAAAGAACTCTTAAAGGATTACCTAGAAGGATTTGATAAAACTCCAAAAGAGCATATCGGGTATATGGAAACGGAATACCTTCTTGATGTAATGGGAATGCAGACTAAGAGAACCTGCAAACTAGAGGGACAGGGAATTACTCCTGTAATACTTGGCGAGGAGCGTTGTTACGACAGCTTTGATATTGCTTTCAGAATGCTTCTGCATACTAATTGGCAGGTAAAATACAATCCTTTTGACCTCAGTCAGATATTAGTAGTATCCTCTGATGATAAAAATAAGTTTCTGCTTCAAGAAAAATACATCCAGCCAATGGCACTCTATGACAGAACCGAGGGGGATGCAGAAGAACTACATAAAGTATTCGCATACAACGAACAGGTAGAAGACTACATCATAGAAGAAAGAGCAACCAGCAGCAGAATAGTAAGTAACATGATGCAGGATAACCCAGCGCTAGAAGATACCCTTGCAAAACATTTGCTCACGGATAGTTTGGGACAGCATAAAAACCAAAAATCCAAAGCAAGGCTAAAAACAGCAGAACAAGCCAAAGCAAAAGTAATAGAGATAGAAGCCAATATTAAAGAGAAAAAACAAACATCTTGGCAAGAAGAACAAGATGAATATTTATCAGATAAAGTAGATTTAAACGAATACCTATAAAACAAAAGATATGGATATAACAGAAAAAAAACAGATTGTAAAAGATACCCTCGCATTTATGCAGGAAAGAGAAATGAATAGTGCAGATATGCACAGACTATCGGGAGTTAGCGAGGAGTATTTATCAGAAATGTTTAAACCAAATTCAGAGTTTAAATATAATGCAGGAGCAGGAAATACAGGTGACATCCCAGAAAAATGGTTTAGAATGCTTGCTGATGTTATCAGTAAAAGTGCAGAGCAGGAACTCTGGAAAACGATACCTACCAGCCAGATGAAGGGAATTATTGCCACGCTGGAAGAATCTAAGGAGTTTGGGTATACCAGGGTAATTATCGGAGAAACTGGATGTGGTAAAACCTATTTTGCAGACAAATTTGTCAGCAAAAATCCAAAAGAGAACTTTAAAATCACTGTAGGTTCTATGGACAATATCTCCGACCTTTTGGATAAGATTTTAGATGTCCTCAAACTAAAGCATGGTAAATCTAAATCTAAAAAAATGGGTGATATTATCAAAAACCTAAAAGCCCGAAGGATGAAAGGAGAAAAGCCTGTCTTAATCTTTGATGAAGCTGAATATATGAAGATAGCAACACTCTGCAACATCAAAGAACTACACGACCACTTACACAAATATGTATCTATTAACCTTATAGGGACAGACCAGCTGACAGACAAACTAGAATCACTGAAAAAGAAAAACAAAGCAGGCATGCCACAGTTCTACCGAAGAATAAAATTCGGGATAAGAGTTTTAAGCCCTATTGATACATCATTTAAAGGCTTTTTAAATGATATTGAAGATAAAAGTTTAGTCAAGTTCTTACAAAATAATTGTGACAATTACGGAGAACTGCACGATGCTCTGCTTCCTATAAAAAGAGAAAGTATACGAACAGGAGAGCCAATGACAGAAAGATTTGCAAGAAAAGTATTACAACTACCAAACCTATAACATGGAAGAAATTAAACTAAAACAAGCGCTTACTTATGATAATATAAAGAATACTAAGCGATACTACATTCCTTTTACAGGAGAATTTAAAGAAGTGTTTTCTACACCACAAGACAAAGGTGTTTGGCTGATTTGGGGAGCGTCTGGAAGCGGAAAAAGTAGTTTTGTGATGCAACTTGTTGCAGAATTTGCAAGAACTTATAAAGTCATTTATAACTCATTAGAAGAAGAACCAGACGATGATGATTTCTTTTTAAGAATGGAAAGATGCGGTATAGACTCTGTAAGAGGAAATTTCCATGCTGTAAAAGACAATTATGAAGAGCTTGTACGGCGTCTTAAAAAGAAGCAGTCCGCAAAAGTAGTGGTAATAGACTCTGCAACTTATTTTTTCAAAGGACGAAATGCATTTCAAGATTATTTGACATTGGTAAGAAAATTATTCCCTAAAAAAATATTCATCATAACAGCTCATGCAAGAGGAAACAACCCCGAAGACCAATTAGAGTTTGATATAATGCATGACGCTAACATGAAAGTAAGAACGGATGCTTACGGAGCATATAACAAAGGAAGAAAATACGGAAGAAAAAACCCTTATGTTATCTGGGAGGAAAGATACGAAGAATTACAAGGACATCAAAATTAAACAATATGACCAGAGAAGATATGTTATTAAAGGTCTTGCAGTTTGACAGCCAATACGAACGGGTATTTACCGCCTTTGAAAGGATATATATCCAGTATGAGCGGGCGAAGATTTTGCAGGACGAAGAGTTTACCCAGCCCGAGAAGCTGGAGAAGAAAATAAACGATGTGTTCATGAGAACACTGCGGATGAAATGGAAACCTTATAACTAAAAAAATAAAAAGACATGACAGAACTATTTGAGCCTAATTTAGAAGAAATAGAGGCAATGATAAAAGAGACCAAGGCACGGATGGAAGATGCCGAAAGCCTTGCCGAATGGAAAGAATTACAGCACCAGCTGGATGAATTACTAGAGAGACAAAAACAATTATTAGAAAAATAAAGAGATATGAAAAAACAGAATAAGGATTTTGCAATAATCCACAACACACCGAAAGGACAACTATTGATTACCAAAGAGTTTAGCGATGATGAATATATCATCACATTATGGATGGATTTAGAAACAGCAATTGCAAAAATAGAGATGACTATTGCCAATGAAGAAATTGCCGATAAAGCTTTTGAGGCATACAGGGACTATAAAGTAGCTAAAACAGCGATTAACATAGCATTAAACCAAGAATATTTATAAAAATAAAAGATTATGACAACAATAGATTTAGCACAGCTCACAGATGAGCAGAAAAAGGCTTTACAGAACCAACTAAAACAGGAGGAAAAAGCCAAGAAAGAGAAAAAAGCCCAAGATTTAAAAGCATTGGAAGACTTGGCAGCAGGAACGGTGCCAACAATGTTTGAACTTCTTAAAAGCGTTTCGGATGATATTACAAAAATAAAGGAGGTTACTTTCCGAACCTTTGAAAATTACTTGAAGCTGAAAATAGAGACAATGGGCATTAAGGCTAAAAACCAGCAAAGCCACACCATTACCCACGGAAAACAAAGTATCAAACTGGGCTACCGAATTACAGACGGCTACACCGATGAGGCAGGATATGGTTTGGAAATGGTGCACAAGTTCTTAGGGACATTGGTTAAGGATGAAAACTCTAAAAAATTAGTAGCCTCTATTTACCGCCTTTTACAAAGAAACGGCAAAGGGGATTTGGATAGTAAAAAAGTTCTGGAACTGAGACAAATTGCCGATAGAGATTATCCAGATACGGACTTCCAGAAAGGGGTGGAAATCATCCAGAACGCCTACAAACCGAAACTATCCAAATGGTTTATAGAAGCATGGGAAGTAGATGGCGTAGGGATAGAAAGAAACCTGCCTTTATCCATGACCAGTGCAGAGCTTTCAAAGGATATTGATTTGAGTTTCCTGCTCCCACAAGAATAATTTAAATAACCTTTAAAAATAATTTAAAATGACAATAGGACAGAAAAGGTGTGGTCTAAGAAACAGAGAAATGGAGCCAATAATAGTAGAGACCACAAGGAAGCGTATCGCGGAAATCATAGACGGGCTGGAACAACAGAGAGGCGATAAAAATACCGCTCCTGCAAGTGGAGAAAAGCAAAGGCTTATTTCCCTTGCACAAACAAAATTAGAGGAGGCATGCATGTTTGCTGTAAAGGCTATGTATGCTGAGTAACATAACTTTTAAAAATAATTTAAAAATGGACAAAATAGAAGAAATCACAGAAGCAGTAAAAGAGTTTTTCGAGAGAGAAACAAAAGAACTTAGCAAAGAAGAATATCAAGAAGTATTAAGAGAGCTTATCTCTGATTTTGCAATAATGCTGGATGCTTCAAAACGAGAGGATTAAATCCCAATCTTTCCGCACAGGCAGGCATCGGGGTTCAAGCCCCCGAGCGGAGCAAAATACAATTTTCAAAGAAATTTATAAAATGGCAACACTCAAAGCACTGATGACCTCCCTCTCCAAACAGGGACTACAAGAACAACGAGGAGAAATCATCTATGATTTCACAAGTGGACGCACCAGCTCAGCGAAAGAGCTTACAGCATCTGAAATAGATGAACTTTATTACGAGCTGAACAAAAGAGCTTCGGCGAAGTCCCAAGAACTAGACAAGAAGAGAAAAAGACTGATAGCGGCTATCTTCGGGGTATTTGAGAAGATGAACAAAAAACCAAGCATTGAATATGTTAAGGCTATCGCCTGCCGTGCAGCGAAAGAAGATGATTTTAACAAAATCCCTGCCGAGAGGCTAACAAGTCTTTATAATGCTTTTTTAAATGCTCAAAAAGACTTGAATTTTGCCAAAAGGCTCGCAGACAGCCTCATAGAAGAAACGATAATTTTAAATTAGAAAATATGGAAGCCGAACTACACACGCCAGAGCTGGAGATATTAGAAAACCTCAACGAAATCACAGGCTCTAAGTTCCGACCGATAAAGAGTAATTTAACCAAAATTAAAGCACTTTTAAAGGCGGAATTTACCCCGCAGGAAATCGTGGAAGTCATCCAGCTGAAAACCATTCAATGGAAGAACAACCCCGCTATGGCAGGTTACCTCTGCCCAACGACTTTGTTCAGAGAAAGCAATTTTGAAAAGTATTATAATGAAGTTCAACAAGTAAAAGCCAACCCAAAACTATATGGAGAATATTTCAAAAGCATTAACAAAATCCCAACCTCTGCAGCCGACAACGCTGATGACCTTGCAGAGCTATACGGAGAAGAAACAAGCCTTTAATGTGCTGGCAAGAATGGAGCAAAACCTTACTATTCGCCAAAGTCTGGAAACCGCACCGCTTGTGATTTATTCGGGCGAAAAAATAGCTACAATAAAGCAGATTATCAGAGTGATAGAGTTCTTTTTAGAGGTTACAGGAAATAAGCTGGAAACCTACCAAATCCAAGTGTTAGCAGGAGATTTGTACGAGAAATTCAGCCATGAAACTTTTGATGATATAGTACTGATGTTCAAAATGGCACGAAGAGGGGAATTTGGAAAGGTCTATAAGTTTGATACGATGCTAGTAATGGACTGGGCAGGGCAATATCTGGAACGAAAAACTGATGAAAGGGAGAAACTGGTAAGAAGCAGACCACCCCAAGAACAGGAAGAGAAAAAGGAAGATGCACCACTAAAATACTTTCATGAACTATCGGAGGAAATGCAGGAGAAGTTCGCTAAAATCGGTCAGAATTCTACAAAAATGCCAGTATTCCTGCCAAAGAAAGCAACCGAAGAAATGAGCCAAGAAAAGCACCGTCGAGAAATTCAAAAAACAATAGAAAAAGAGAACAAACTATGATAAGAATAAAAGAAGAACAAAGCATCATCACGATGCACGCCAGAGCCGAGATATCACAGGGGCAGATTATCAGGTTTCTGCAGAGCCAAGGCTATGAGGTCAAGGGTTATTATCTAAACCTTCCTGCTCAAGAAGGACTTCTTGTCAGTGAACCAGCCGTCTCACGATGGACATTCACTGCCACGAAAGAGGGCGAAAAACAAAGTAATGAAAACATCTACACCAATGTTTTTGAGCGGGAAATAAAAGATTTTTTCAAAACATTTTCCAAAATATAAACTGTTTTTTCATATTATATTTATTGGTTTCAACCGTCTGCATATGTGGGCGGTTTTTTTATTTTTTTTCCTGAAAAAATCGCCTTGCAAAACTGCAAAATGCTTATTATCTTTGCGATATGAGTAGAGAAGAACGATTAAGGCTTAGAAATCAGAAAGTAAGGCGAGTATTTTCGGAGTTAGAAAGAAAGCACCCGCAGTGGAAATTATCTGCTCTTTTGGAGGAGACAGCCCGACAGGTTCCGCCTATATCTACTACCACTGTGTCTGCGATAATAAAACAGTACGGAATTTATGCGAATTAAAATATATTTTGTATATTTGCATTACAATGTTGAGTTACTATTTTCAGTATAAAGAAGCATTCGCGGTGAAATACCCAAGAAGGCCCGAAAAGTAAAAGCCCCATTAAGGGGCTTTTGCCATTTTATAATAAATTTAATGCATCCATATTCCTTTCTAATATATCTTCTCTTGAGACATACACGGCTTTTCCTTTATACTGAAAAAACATACCTCTTATTTTAGTTCCTCTTGTAGGAGTTATTTTCCTTGTTATATTTCTCTTCAGTTCATCAACATTGAGATTAGGGATAGAATCAAAGTCCCAAACAATATAATAAGGCATTTGATGTGGATTGATTTTCTTATTAAGCATTTGGTCTTTAGATTTATCTATTCTATTGAAAATAGCTTTTCCTGTATTTTCAACAGATTTTCTATCTCCTAAAAAGAGATTATTAATGAGGTATTCTGGATTAGTAACCCCTGTGATATTTAAATGCTTTCTAATATGAAAATTAAAACCTGTTTGCTTAGCACATATATCAGCAATGTAATTATTTCTTTCAAAGTCGCTAACATCATAGTCTTTATCAAAAGTTACTTTCCCGTTTTTCTTTTGCAGGTTTTCAAGCCAGTTTATAGAGTTTTGATAAGCGTCATATTTTTCTTTTTTATCTAAGCCTTTTTCATAAGCTGTTCCGCCAAATATACTTCCGCTTGTTGCTGGATTGTTTTCAAATTCTATTTTAAGCTGTAGACCTCCTTTTATTTCCGTTGGTTCTTCATCTGTCTGTACTACATGACAGCGACAGCCCCAGTCCAGAGGCGGAGTATATTTGTTCCAGAATGGGTCGTTAATAGGGCGTATTGTTCCATCTAATGCTTTGTGTTCTGGACGGACTCTATTGTCATTAACACTGACAAATTTAAGGTTAGGATACAAGTCGGCATTTCTTTCAAAATCTTTCCATTTCTCGGCCATATTCGCATTGGCAACCGTTTGATGATATTCGGTTTCCAGCCATCTATGGTTATAGTCTCCAGAAACTTTATAAGCTTCTTTTTTGAACTCAGACCAAGGCACAAGACTTCCGTCTTTTGTAAGCAAGTCCCTTAGAGTATTCCTAAAAGAAGTTTCTTTAAAGGCACAAAACTGTGCAATATTATGTTTTAAGGCTCGTGCTAAATCTTTGTCGTAAAATTCAGATTTTGGGCTGTATCCTGCATCCACAGCTTTTGAAAGTTTATCAAAATAATATCCCCAAAGTTCCTCACGAAGTTTTTGGGGAGCTTCCTTTTCATCAAAAAGCTCCCGCATGTATTTTTCTATCAGCCTGCTCAGATTAAAATCCGCATTAAGCTGCAGAGGAAAGTCTCCACAGCATTTAGTGTGGTAGTGTAATCTGAGCAGGCTTAGGGCTTTTTTGAGCTTTCGGGGGCTTTGTCGATGCTTTCTGCCTGCGGTCTTGGCACAGATTCAATCTCAGTCCCGTATATTTCGGTAATATATGCAGCAGGGATAATATATCCAGCTCTTAAAAATTCTGAATCTATCTTAATCTGCTCATTGGGGTCTTTGGTCTGTGATACAGCAATTTTAAGCCCGTCTGGAATAGCATAACCAATGGCTTTCATGGCAGGAACGAGTTTATCGTTCAAGATGGCCAAGATGTTTTTTTCATCAGCAAAAATAAGTTCTTTGAGCGTGTTCTCATGTACTGTTCCCTGTGCTTTAGAACTTCCGTTTTCTGTAGTCATTGTCTGATGCAGTATCAATATGGAAAGCTCCTCCCGTATGGCATTTATTTTTTGAAAAAAGACATTAAAAGCATCGCCTTTGCTGTTTTCCTTAATTTCAATTTCAGTACCTAACGGGAAGACGCCGTAAGGAGCGGAGCCCATATCTTCGAGCCACCCTGCTACTTCGTTCTTAACCTGTTCGGACTGCGAGGCGATTTTAGCAATACGGATAGGCACTCCGAATAATTCCTCAAATTCGTCCCAGCTTCCCCAAGAATGGCGTTTTAAGATAGCATAAGGCACGGCTTTTTCAAGCAGTCCTATTTTATCGTACATCTGCACTTCTATGAGCTGCTCTGGAAAGTCTCTGTAAGCCAAGCCTGTGTTCATAGCAATATCGGTAACGATAATGCCTAATTCTGGGATAACATGCCCTCGCTCTACAAGCTCTACTTCTTTTATTTCCTTTTTTTCTACATTTTTAATCCAGACAACTTCTGTCCCAAAATAGACTGATTCATGTGCATACTTTAAAAAGTCCTCAAACCAAGATTTATCCTTGATGTATTCGGTGCATTTATCATCTTTTCTACCCTCTTTATTTACAAAAATGAACTCCTTATTAGTAGTTCGAAAGGTTCTATTCTGGGTAATTCCTGTGAGCTGGCCGTCCATTAGAGCGTCATCATAGACCTCTTGGAGTAGGAAATTTTGAGGATATTCCTTACTTTGTCGCATGAGCCTTGCCCTCTGCCAGTCGTTGATTTCTTTTCGCCATATTCTTTTCTGCTGGCGTACTAAATCCACCATAAACTTGGTTACCTTGCTGATGTTATTAGTGTCAGAAGCACTAAGGTTTATTGGGTTTTTTAGCAGGTTCCCGCTGATGTCTGTTGTATGCTGTATGTATTTCATTTTAGTAATTGGTCTAATGTTTTGGTTAGTTTATCTTTAATTCTTTCTTCTAAATAAGCAGATTTACCGATGAACTGTCTTTGTGGTAAATCTTGTGTTCCCTCGTTGTGATAGGCGGCATATCCTTTATAGGTGTAGAATATTACCCGTAGTTTTTCTCTTCTTGCTCTGAAAGAGTTTCTCAGTTTGTCCCCGCCGGTATTATGTCCTGTAAGTATAGCTCTGCCTATTTCTTTTTGCCCGAATTTGGTTAATGCTCCCATTTTGCCGTGCCGGTTGGTGCGGTATCGGGTAAGGTCTCTGCCCTGCCTGTCTGTGGTTTTTCTTTCTTTCCAAGAATTTAAAGTGCTGTCGTTAAAACCTTCGTCTTGAAAGTTCTTTTGAATAAAATTCAATCCCTCCACTTCTATAATTTTTAATGCTTGTTCGGGGATTTCTTCAGCGGCTTTATTGAGAAGGTCTTGTAAATCTTTTAAGTCTTTCATTTTTACCAATGATTTCTATAAGTCTTGCGACTTCCAAGCTTCATAAAAGGCACAGGTTCATCAGGTTGTCCATCTCCGTCTTTATCCTCCATTTTAAGAGGTAAATCTGCTTTCATTTTTCCGCTGGCAATTTCCTCCAGCCATTTCATCACCTCATTGTAATCGTCTTTGTCTCCGCCCGGCTTTCTGCGTTCTTTGAGTTCATAAAGAACCAACTTTTTAAGATTTTTGAGTAAAAGCCCATTACGATTTTCTCCCTGCATCAGAAAGATTTTTTCTGTATCATAATAACTTCCCAGATAGGTTTTAAAAACATCTATACTCTCCTGAATGATGTTCTCAACAACATTAGAGTCTGTTCCCTTTAATATATCCACGAAATCTAAAGGTGCTACGGTGTGTAATTCTTCTTTGGTTAAAAATGCCATTTTAAAAAGTCTTTAAATTTGTTTTAAACTCATTTTAACTGTCTTGTATTTTGGTGCGAGCTTTCGGTAAATCATTGTATCAAAGCTGAGGCGGTAGGCAAAATTACCTTTCATGGTCTGCGAGTCGATTTCGTCTCCTGTCTGCTCTAATGGTTTAAACTGCTCGCCATACAGAAACTGCAATTTTTCAGCAATAGCATCTAAAAGGTCTATTTCATTAAGCCCATGTTCTGTATCCTCTGTATTTTGGTACTGATTGAGCCATCCATCCCTGCAATACAGGGTAACATCTACCGAAGCCCTGCCTTCTTGGTTCTGCTCGGTCATGGTTTCCCAGTTGATGCGGTTAATCCGAATAAGTGCTGCCACGAATAAATGAGGTTCTTTTTCTGCACTCATCTGTCCTCGGTCTAAATCTACCAGTTCAAGCTGGGGGATTGTTTGTAAAGCTTCTTTTATTTTGATAAATATTTCTTTTCTCGGTGTCATTTCTTATATTTTTAAATTCTTCGTTTTCGGCTGCTGCTTCTTTTTCCTACGGCAGGTTTGGTGCTTCCCTTTCTTTTAGAATATCCAAAATAAGTCTGTATAAGAGTAATTCCCCTCTCTAAGGTGTCGGGAGCATCATCATTAGAACTTGTTCCTCTTTCAAAGGCTAAAATCTGCTTCATAAAGGCCTCATAATCTTTTTTTGAACGGGTTTTAAGGCTTTCATCCCAAAAGAGTATTTTCCTGAACAACGCATTAGTAATTCCCGTAGCGATACGGTTATGCTTGTCTCCCTCCTGATGTTTCGGCATTGGGATGTTAGGACAGTGATTGTCTTCTGCTGCTTGAATGATAACAGGAAGATATACGGCTTCTTGTGCTGCAGTAGCATCAAAAAAGCCCATGATGTTATATCCTTTCTCCCAATATTTCTTTACCCATTCAGCGCGGACCTGCATTGCGTAGTTGATTTCACATTTTTGACAGAATACCTCCAGTACGAAAATCTTCATGCCTTTAATCCCCAGCAGTACCCCTGCCTTGTAATCTCCATGAGCGGTATAAGACAAGTCCCAATGGTCAAGTATTCCGTCCCACACTTCATTTTCTGCAATATTGGTATGAATAATATCTTTTGCCTTGAATTGTTTACCCTCTTCAATAGGGTTATTAAAGTCTTCCCGCTGGGAAGTATAATAATCATCGGCTAATATGATTCTGATAATATCTTCTTTGGTATCTCTCTCCGGCCAGCTTGGTTCCCAGTCAATATCCTTATAATTTTCCTTAGTAATATTGGCGGTGGCTAAGTTGGTAATAGATTCATCAAAGTGAACGCTGTCCTGCCATTTATCTTTTAAATAGTCCAAAATGCCCTCTTTGACCATGTAATTGTTATTGACAATTACCATTCCCCTTTTTCTATGCAGGGCCTTTACCAAGTCACCCACAATCTTTTCGCCATATTTATTGACCATATCTGGACGCTTAGCTCTGTCCCTGTCTTCTATATCGTCTAATATAGCCAAGTCCGGACGAAATGAACCAAAACGAAGCCCTCTAAATGGTTGATTTAACCCCAATGCTTTAAAGTGCTTTCCGTCGCTGGTTTGAAAATCTCCATCAGCCCAGTCTCCATAACTGACCTGCATACCAAAATCTTTGATAAAACGCTCGTTGCTCACCAAATGTGCCTGCAGGTCGCTTAGTAGGATTTTAGCAAGCCCTTCATTGGCTCCGATGATGACGGGGAAGAATATTTTGTTATTCTCTTTCAGGTGGCATATATTGCCCACATTTGCCTGTATAGATTTTCCTGCCCCTCTGAATTTCTTTCTAAACTGCCGTATAAAAGGGTCTTTATATACTTTGTTGTAGTCTCTGATATGAAATTGAGGAGTGACAGCATCACCGAGAGGGAGGCCGCTGTAAACACCAAAATAATAGTCAAAAAACTCGCCGTAGTTTTCTGGCTTTAAAAGGCGCTTAACTCTTGCTTCCTGCTCTTCTGTACTTTCTTTTACGAGTGATTGGGAAGTAGCATCTCTAATCATCTTAGAAAGGCTGAAATATCGCTCTTTAGCTTCTTTAAGTTCGGTTTTAGTCATCTTGTAAAAGTTCTGTTATATAGGCATCAAAGTGAGGGCGAATTTCTTTGATAAGCTCTAAAATATTTTCTCTTTTTTTACCTTGGTTTTTAGCCGCTTTCTCCAGCATGTAAGAGCAGAAGGCATCGATGCTTTCCATGGAATAAACAGCTTTTTTACGGCTGTCGGTAATCCGGTCAAAGGCAGCCACAATTTTAGAAATATCATCTGCCTTATATGGTGGTTCTTCTCCCTTTTCTATGGCTAATGCACATTTGAGCGTTAGCCTTCTAATATTGGAGGGTTTTAATGTCTGGAGTTCTTTTTCTTCGTCCCAGTTTCCCTCCTTGCGCCATTTACCGAGCGTTTTTTCTCCAATCCCAATAATCTCTGATATATTAGTGATATTGAAACCTTTTACAAAAAGTTCTTTCCCTTGTGTCTTCTTATAATCTGCATCCGATGCCTTTAATCTTGCCATGTTTATAAATATTTAGCTTCTACTTTTATTGTTTTATTCTCCGTGAAAGAGATGTTATCTACCTTCTGTCCGTCGTATTCTAAATTCTTTTTCGCCTCAATGAGAAACTCCATAGGCTCCTCGCTGTTAAGCATCTGTTCAATGCCAACCCCCAGCTCGGGAGAGGCTTTATATTCTCCTTTTTGAGCAATGAGGATATGCTGTGTGTGCTGGTTGTCGCTTTCTGCTATGGCAAAATCATCGTTCTCAAAAGCCAAATCAGCGGTAAATAAAATATCTTTCATGTCTTTAAATTCTTCTGCAAAATTCATTAGAAAAGGACTTTATAAAAAGCTGTAGTTTAATACTTAACAAAAAACTCTTAACCATTAAGACTTTTTTGTTAATGAAAAAACAAGCACTTTTTTCGTCGCTTTTCAAGTCTCAACTTTGCCACAGAAATTTTCATCATGGAAAAAGGAAAAAAGAAAAACACACATACATTTATCGTCAGCACTGATGCGGTCAATTCTTATGGATACAGAATCCTAACGGAAGGAATAGACACAGAGCAGTACATGAAAAACCCCGTTGTTCTTTATATGCACAATAGAGGATACGGCACACCTACGGGAAGTGAGATTATAGGACGGACAGTTTCTTTGAAAAAAGAAGCAGGAAAGCTCATTGCAGAGGTGGAATTTGACGAGCAGGACGAGTTTGCCAAGAAGATTGCTGCTAAGGTAGAGGGCGGGTTTATTAAAATGTCTTCGTTGGGAGCCGATATTATAGAGACTTCACCTGACCCGAAATTAGCCATGCCAGGGCAGACCCTTGAAACGGTGACCAAGTGTAAAATGATAGAGCTTTCTATTGTGGATATTGGCGGAAATGACGAGGCGCTTAAACTCTCAAAAAATGGGAAACCTGCGCGATTACAATTATTAAATCTAAACCAAAACAATAAAAAAATGTCAGAATTAAAAAATGTAGCTCTTGTCCTTGGAAAGGGAGCAGAGAGCAGTGAATTTGAGGTACTGCAGGAAGTCAGCTCTTTGAAGCTGGCAAAAGAAAATGCAGAAAAAGAAGCGGGAGAATGGAAAGAAAAATACATTCACCTTCAAAGCAAGGAAGCCGAAAAATTAGTCGGCGAGGCAGTAAAGCTGGGACTTATTCCAGAAGATTTGAAAGATGTTCAGGTTAAAGCTTTTGAGAATGATTTTGAAGGGCAGCAAGCCAAATTATCAAAATTGATTTCTGAAAAGACAGCCCAGAACAATCAAAATGCAAGAAATGGTAAGGTAGCAGATGTTATAGCGCTTACCAAAGCATCAAAGGGAACAACTGCTTCTGCTAATGGCAGTGCAGAACTCTCTTTTGATTATCTGCAAAAACATGATGTGGCAGAGCTTAGAAGAATCAAGGAAGAGGAACCAGAAAAATATGTCCAGCTGGCTAAGGATTACGCAGCAGGTGTAAGGCATAAAGACAACTAAAATTATTTAATCATCTTTTAAAATTATTTGAAATGAAAAAAAGACTTTCATTATTTGCATTAAGTATCAACTTTTTGTTAGCGATTGCAGTATCTCTAATATTAACACAAATAATATCGGTAGAGATTAACCCTTTAATCTTAGCTGTTGCCATCACGGCAGTGCATGCGGGAGTAACTTATTTTACACCTTCCCAGTACAGGGGAAGAATGCTCATGGCATTACAAACGGAAATATGGATACCAGGGATAAAAGAGAACCCTATCCCTGACCATAGCTTTGTTGCCCAGTCGGTAGACATGTCCGAATTTGTAGAGAATAATAAATTACATCTTGCAGAGGCGGGTATAGAACCTTCTGTTCATGAAGATTACTTTGCATCAAATAATAACCCTCTGCCTGTCGCTGAAATTACAGACATTCCTAATGAGGTGGTGCTTAAAACTTTTTCTACATCTCAAACACGCCACAGACAACTGCAAGAGATTGAACTAGCTTATAACAGACGGGAATCACTTATAAACCGTCACAAAAATTCCCTTGCAAAAAACATCGGAAAAAGAGCAGCTTATGCATGGTCTGTGGACACAGCAAATGCTTTTAACAAGTTGTTCAACCTAAATGCGAGCGACTCCATTATAGATGCTATCATAGATGCTGAAGCATTTTTCTTAGAGAACGACATCACGGAAGGTCTCAACATCTGTTTTAATGCACAGCATTTGGCAAGAATTAAGAAGGAAGATAAAAAGCTATACAAAGACATCATGAATGAGAAGCAGATGTACAGTTTTAAAGTCTTCTCTTACAGCCAAAACCCTATTTACAAAGCTGACGGAACTAAAAAGGCTTTTGGAGCAACCAAAGACGCTACTGACAAGCAATGTTCATTCATGTGGGTAACGGATGAAGTGTTCAGATGTTTCGGGGATACAGAGATGTATGCTACTCTTAGAGACTCTGGATTACAGGCTGACCTGCTTTCATTTGCTCAAAGAGCATTAGTGGGGAACATTAGAGGAAATAACCCTAAATACAGAGCAACAATTCTTTAGGTATAAACCAGTTTTCAGCTGGTGATATTGCCGGCTGAAAACTTTTAAAATCAACAACAATGAAAAATAAATTAAAATATTTCTTTGAAAACCATCCTCACAATATAGTGTATGCAACTTCTGATGAAACCTTATTCATCAATCAAGAAGACGCAGAAAAGCATGCGCAGACATTAAAAGACAATGTCGTAGAGGAGTATTTAAGAACAAGTGTAAAAGAAGAACCTTCAACTCCTGCTCCTAATGCAGAGCAAACAGGAGAAAGTGCCTTACAGAATACAGCAAAAAAAACATCACCGAATGAACTGAAAGCGATTAAGGCTAAGGCTGTAGCAGATTATTTGGCTCTGTTTGGTGAAGCTCCAGACTCGAAACTTTCGGCAGCACAAATTCAAGAGTTGATTCAAGCGAAGCAGTTAGAATTAGATGCGGAAAATCAAGGTGAGGACGAGACAGATGACACCGAAAATTCGGAAGGTGAAGAACAACCAGAAGGAGAACAATCGCAGGAAGACAACCAGGAAGAAAATAAATCAGAAGAATGAGAGAAATAAAGTTTTTAGCCGTGCATTGTACGGCAACGCCCCAGACGACATCTGTAGAGAGTATTCAGAAGTATTGGAAAACTCAGTTAGGCTGGAAAATGCCCGGCTATCACTTTATTATAAAACCTAATGGAGAGGTAGTCAAGCTTCTGAGTGTAGATGAAATATCTAATGGAGTCAAAGGTTTTAATTCAGTAAGTATCAATATTGCCTACATCGGAGGTGTAGACAGCCAGAATAACCCTATTGACAACAGAACACCAGCCCAGAAAAAGGCTCTTCGGGATTTATTAGAGAAATTTAAAATAGTCCATCCAAAGGCAATCATCCAAGGACACAGAGATTTTCCTAATGTGAAAAAAGCGTGTCCATCATTTGACGCAAAAAAAGAATATGCAAACATCTAAGATATTAACACTTGTGATTTTGTTTTTTGTCTATCTCTCTTTGACATCCTGCCGGAGTGTTCGGCAGGAGCGTCAAAGCTCGGAAGAAAAAACAGAAATAATCACGGAAAAGACAACAACTTACCGCGATACAGTATTCCATACCAAACCAGCGGAAGCGTCTCTTAGACTGCCTTTGTCTTCATTCAAAACAAAAGAAACGGATTTTAAAGGAGATTTAAAAACACTTTCAAAGCCCTTGAAATGGAAACAAAAAAACGGTAATGCTACCGCTTCATTAGAGGTTAAAGGAGATACGGTATATATCAATGCTCACTGCGATAGTTTAGCCATAGAGGCAAAAATCCGAGCAGATTTTGAAAGCAGATATATAAATACGAGTAAAAAAGAAGAAACCGACATTAAGAAGAAAAGCGGTGTAAGTGTATTTACTATTCTCAGTTTGATAGGCATAGCGCTGATAGCTGGCTTTATTGCAGGAATAATCATAAAATTTAAAACATAACAAAAATGGGATTACCAAAAATAAAATTTATCATTGCTTCTAATGGCTTAGAACTGCTCACAGCAGATATACAAAAGACACCTGGTCTTGTTGTTACAGGCTCTACTGTTGCAGGTAAAATTGCGATAGGAGAAAGTAAACAAATATTTTCTTTAGAAGATGCAAAGAAAATAGGAATTACAGAAGCAGAAAACCCTTTTGCTTACAAACATGTTAAAGCATTCTATGAATATGCAGGAACATCAGCAGAGCTGTGGATAATGCTTGTTTCTGATGCTACCACGATGGAACAGATGGCTGACCACGAAAAGACTTTTGCGAAGAAATTACTTGAAGATGCCGGGGGAAAAATCCGTGTGCTGGGTATTCTTAAAAAATCTTCCGGAAGCCCTACTATCAGCGGAAGTATCGATGCAGACACAGACAAAGCCGTAATTAAAGCACAAAAACTGGCAGATGATTTTGCAGAAAAATATTTTCCTGTGAGGGTTATCATTTCTGCTAATGATTTCAGCGGAGATGTGCAGTCCTTAAAGGATTACAGTACGACAAAGTTTAACAGAGTTTCACTACTGCTGGCAAACACAGACGGCGGAAAAGAAGCTTCTATCGGACTGGCTTTGGCACGGCTAGCATCTACTCCAGTTCAAAGAAATATTGGGAGGGTAAAAGACGGCGCAGTAGAGCATACGCAGGCGTATTTTACAGGAGGTGCAAAAGTAGAATCTTTATCCTCCGCTTGGGACAGCATCGCGGATAAAAATTACATCTTCCTTAGAAACTTTGCGGGGAAAGCAGGATTTTTCTTTACCGATGACCCTACACTTACAGGAGAGACTGATGATTTTAAAGCATTAGCCAACGGCTTTGTAATGGACAAGGCAGTTATCATCGCTTACAATGTATTGGTGGAGAACTTGGGAGATGAAATCCAAGTTACAGAAAACGGGACAATACATCCTGCTATCATCAAAGCGTGGCAGAACTCTGTAGAGAGTAACATTAATGGGCAGATGACGAGTAAAGGAGAATTAAGCAACTGTAAGGTTGTGATTGATGAAAATCAAGACATTATCAAAACAGGGATAATGGAAGTAGGCATTAAATTACAGCCTGTAGGGTATGCTAAGTTTATTACAGTTAAGATAGGTTTCACTACTAAAATAGATTAACAATGGCAAGTTTTAATTCAAAACAATACAGCTGGTGCAGTATATCGGTGCTTCTCGGAGGGAGAATACTGGAAGGATGTACAGCAATAGAATACACAGAGAAAAAAGAAAAAGAGCTGCTCTATGGCAGGGGATGTAAGCCTCACGGAGTTGTGGGTGGCAATGTGTCTTATGAAGGTAAAATATCTATATGGCAGAGTGAACTGGAAGCCATGACCAGAGATGCAACCAATAAAAATATACTCGCTCTTTCTTTTGATGTTGTTGTTGCATATGTGCCGAATGATGGCGGACAGATAGTAACAGACATTCTAAAGGGTGTAGAGTTTACAGAAGTGAAAAAAGGAATGAACCAGGGAGATAAAAATATGATTGTAGAGCTTCCTATCCTTTTCATTGATGTAAAAAGACAGGTGTAAAATTTATACCCGTCTTATTCGGGCGGGTATTTTTAAAAAATATTTAAAACAATTTTAAAAAGTAAAAAAATGAAATCAGAAATCACACAAGAGCAAATCCAAGAATGGAAATCAAAACATGGAGATATTTTTAGATTAAAAATAGAAGATAAAGAATGTTATCTTAAAACTCCTGATAGAAAAACGCTGAGTTATGCATCTTCTACGGCAACAAAAGACCCGCTGAAGTTTAATGAAATCATCCTTAAAAACAGCTGGCTTGGAGGAGATGAAGAAATTAAAACTAATGACAGCTTATTTCTTGCAGCATCTTCTAAAATTGCAGAAATCATAGAAGTAAAAGAGGCTGAGCTGGAAAAGCTTTAGAGCAGGCGGAAGTAAACGAAGACGAACAACCCATTCGTATTTTGGATGCGCAACTGCGGTATTTTTTCAAAATAAATCCCGACCTGCTGACAGATGAGGAATGGGCAATGCGTGTGGAAGAATTAAAGTGGATAAGAGCTAAAGAAGCAGAAGCCTCAAAATCTTATTAAAGATGTCTCTTTCTATGAACGGCTGCGAAATACATAAAAAAACAGCTGGCAGAAAAGAACAACATCCCTTTAGCAAGATAGTCTATAAGAGGAACGCTCCATATCAAAGCAGAAGCGACTAAAAAGACTACTGAAAGCACAGGGCGGTACTTGATAAGATATACATAATCTTTTCCAAGTTTCCATATAAAACCTGCTGCAAGAGCAATCAAAAAAATATAAACAAATACTAATAACATAATGCAAATATAACTAAAAATGGCAAATGTTTATGAATTTATCATCTCTATGAAAGACGGCATTTCTGCAGCTGCAAAAAAGGCCTCTTCATCTATAGATGGCATCAAAAACAATGCCGAAAAACTCTCCAGCGCAGCAACGAAAACACAAGAAAAGATGTCGGCTCTTTTCTCAAAAGTTACGGCATCTGCTGTTAACGCTGTTCGTGGTCCCAAAACGCTTCAATACTCTATAGATGAACTTAAAAAGAAACTAGAAAAGGTAAACCAGGTTAAATTTTCTACTCATCTAAAAAAGGAATTTAATGAAGCCACAAAAGAGGCTCAACGCCTTGAAAAACAAATTTCAAGATTAGAACAGGGAATCTCAGGGAATGGTTTCGGTTCAAAAATGGCTGGCTGGCGGAAAGACTTTGCGAACTCTCTGCCTGGAGCAGATATAATATCTAATCCATTAACTTTGGCAGGGGCAACCATTGGTTCTTTTTGGACGGCAACAGAAAAAGCAATGGAAGCAGGCAAAGAGAGAATGAAGCTGCAAACCCTTACAGGAAGTAAAGAAATAGGCAGTTCGCTATATGAGGGATTAACAAAGTTTGCTACTGATACGGTATTTGGGACAGAGGTTTATGATATGGCTACGCAGATGCTCGCCAACGGAATTAAAAGCTCTGATGTTATGCCGCTTATGGAACAGCTCGGAGATATCAGTATGGGAGATGCTGATAAGCTAGGAGGTCTTTCACTTGCTTTGGCTCAGATACAGGGAAAAGGACATCTTGCTGGACAAGAGTTATTACAGCTTATCAATGCAGGTTTTAACCCTTTACAGATTATATCTGAGAAAACAGGAGAAAGCATAAACAGTCTCAAAGAGAAGATGGAAGATGGAAAAATCAGCTTCAATGATGTTCGTAGGGCAATGGATATGGCGACAGGAGAAGGGGGAAGATTCCACAAAATGCTTGAACAAGTTGCTAATACTCCTTATGGACAATTAGAAGGGTTAAAAGGGCAATTAGAGCAAATGATGGTAAAGATAGGCTCTGTGTTTATTCCTATCGCTTCTAAGATGATGAGTTTTTTCAGCTGGTTAGGAGAGCAATTGGGGCCTATTTTAGAACCCGTAGTTATTATTTTGGGAAGTCTTGCGGTAGGACTTTTAGCTGCCGCTGCCGCACAATGGGTGCTAAACCTTGCATTATGGTCTAACCCAGTAGGGCTGATTGTAGCTGGAATTATCGTGCTGATTGCGGTTATTACTTACCTTATATCAAAAATCAGTGGTTGGGGCGAGGCATGGAGCACGGTTGTGAATAATGCCAAACTCACATGGGAAGCTTTTACCTCTATGATAGACTATTACTGGCAGAAGACCACTAACAGCTTTATGATAGGCCTCAATAAGATAAAGGAAGGCTGGTATACCTTCAAAAATGCTGTCGGAATGGGTGAGGAATCAGAAAATAATGCACTGCTTGAAAAGATAAATCAAGACACTGAAAACAGAAAGAAAACAATAGAAAATGCTCAAAAGAATTTTGATGAAAAAGCAGATGCATTTAAGAAAGGTATCAAAAATCCTCTTGATGAGTTAAAATGGAACGAAAAATCAAGTCTTTCCAGCACGGTAAATAATTTAAAAAATACCATAATGCCTGAGTATTCAGCAGGAGGAGGGCTTGGGAAAGATGACAAGAAAAAAGAAAAGAAAAAGGGAAGAAAGAAAAAAGAAGCATCGGATGGAATCATCTCTGGAGGTTCAAAGCAGACCAACATTACCATCAATATTGATAAAGTAGGGACTGATACCAAAATTTATGTATCCTCAAAAGAGGAAGGACTGTCTTCTTTTGGAGAAAGAGTGAGAGAAGAATTGCTAAGAGCTATTAATAGTGTGAATCAACTTCAAACATAATGAACAATGGAATTAGACATAAAGGAACTTGTCGCCATGGCGCATTTTAATTATGTAGGGCCGGCATTTCCAAGCTGGTGGGGGAAAAACAAAACAAAATTTGTTCTTCCTTCACTCAGGGGAATAGCAAGAGAACTGATGCTTGGAGGAGCTTATTTTCAAACACTAAAAGTCGCATACAAAGGAGAACAATTTGTTTTTCCCAATGAACCGCTTATCTCTATGAGTTTAGCCAAAACCATAGTTGAAACCGCAACAGTAGGCAAAGAAAGACGCGGAACAGTAAAAGAATACATCTGTACCGAAGACTATGCCCTTACAATAAAAGGAGTCTGCATCAATGAAGACCCAGAAAGAAGAGATGAATACCCTTCCGAGCAGGTACAGGAACTCCACAGGATGTTTGAAATCAATGACAGTCTGGAGGTTGTCGGAAATCCATTCTTAGAATTGTTTGAAATTCGGCGTATCGTACTCCAAGATATTCAGTGGGAAGAAATGGCAGGAGAACAGGGCTTACAGAAATACACCATCACTGCGGTTTCAGACAGCGATTTTTATGCAGATTTAACCGATAAAGCAAGGGCTTTAAAAACTTTGTAAGATGTTTATTTTAAAATCAGAGATAAAAATAGGTGATTTTATATTCCATTCAGTAAGTGAAGTGGAAATCACCAAGAGTACGGAAGAACTCTCAGACACTGCGGTAATAACCATGCCGTCCAAGTTTAAGATAAGACACAATGGGGAGGAAAAACAGGTAGAGAATGCTATTAAAGTCGGCGATAAAGTAGAAATAAAACTCGGCTATGAAGAAAGGTACGAAGGAGTGGAATTTGTCGGCTATGTAACAGCGATAGGCTCTAAAATCCCCTTAGAAATCAAATGTGAAGACGCTATGTGGGTTCTTAGGAGAAAAAATATCACTCACGCCTATAATAATGGCACTACACTTAAAGAGGTGCTAAAAAAAGTGGTTGAGGGGACAGATGTAGAGCTTTCGGATAAAATCCCCAGCATGAAGATAGATAAACTCGTCATCAGGATGGCTAACGGGGCGCAGGTGCTTCAAAAGCTGAAAGATGATTTTGCGCTGAGTATTTATTTAGACAATGAAGGAAAATTATATGCAGGGCTGGAACAGATGAACAACATAGGAAAGCAGGTAATATACGACCTTAACTATAATTTGGTTGAGAACAATTTAGAGTATAAATCTGCCGACCAAAAGAAATTAAAGATAAAATACACTTACATAGACAATAAAAACAGAAAAAAAAGCATAGAGGTCGGCGATAAAGACGGAGAACTCAGGACTTTTCATACAAGTGTCATTTCAGATGAAAAGAAACTTGAAGAAATGGCACAAGCAGAGCTTAAAAAACTCAAATATGACGGCTTTGAAGGTTCTGTAAAATCATTTCTAATTCCTTATGCAGAACATGGTATGGCAGCAGTCATTCAAGACAGTGAACACCCAGCAAGAGAAGGCAAGTATTTTATAAAAAAAGTAGTAACCACTTACGGAAGTTCTGGAGCAAGAAGAGATGTAACAATAAGCAATAAACTATAATGAGCAAAGAACTACAAGACGGATTAAACCTAATGAGACGACGAGGAGTAGACACCTTTCCTGCTGTAGTGGTTTCTGTGGATAAAATAAACGGAACCTGTGTGGTTAATGATGGAACATTAGACTACACCGATGTTAGATTATCAGCAAGCGTGGAGGACGAAGCCAAGAGGTTTTATTTGTTTCCAAAAGTAGGCGGCTGGGTATTGGTTTCTCCAATCAATGAGGATATTCATCGTCTTTATATTGAATTTTTCAGCGAAATAGAAAGCGTTGATTTAAAAATAGAAGAAACACAGTTAAAAGTAGACGAAAAGGGTTTCTTACTTAAAAAAGAAAACGAAACATTGGCAAAGCTTATGACAGACCTATTACAGGAAATCCAGAAGATGAAATTTTTAACAGTTTCGGGAGGGCCTACAACACGGCTTATCAACCAGCCGAAATTTAAGGAAATAGAAAACAGGTTTAAAGAGCTTTTAAAAGAAAATTAAAATGGCATTAAATATCACAAGATTAAAAGAAAAAATAAAAAAGGCTTGGACAGAAGAAATGGAGAATGAGAACGAAAACGATTATTTGGACAAAGTAAGCCAGAAAATAGCTTCTGCCGTAATAGAGGAAATAAAACAGGTTAGCATTACAGCGACTTGCACTCATGGACCTGTAAATATTCAAAAAGTAGAATAATGACAACCATCATATTACACAATCAAAGTCTTTTAGATTTGGCGGTTCAGCACACGGGAGCGGTGGAGAATACCTTTGC